GACCTGATGATAGAGTTTCACCCTAGATTCTTCAGATCGTTTGCGGCTTATTTTAATTATTTCTTCCACACTCACAAATTCTTCTTTTGTTAGCTCTGGAAAGCGTTTACTTAGGGTACGAAAACCGGCACCTTTTATCCCCGGAAGACCATCAGAACCATCTCCACAAAAGCATCTAGCTACGCAAAAATTTTCTACAGGTATACCAAATCTTTCCCTAATAGAGCCTGTAGTTAATATTTTCTTCTGGCCTGGAGACCAAATTTTTACGCGATTTTTTTCTAAAAGCTGATAGTAATCTTTGTCTGAAGAAACTATTGTTAAATTTTCGCTAGTGAACTTATTTTTAACCAAATATCCAATTACATCATCCGCTTCACAGTCTGAAACATACAATTGAAACATGCCCGCGTAGCCTAACAATTTAGTGGTCAGATTAATTTGATAATTCCTATTGCCAACTGTGTCGGGGATGTCTGCTTCATAAAATCGATTCAGCTTTACAGGCCGTCGACCGGATTTGTAATTCTTATAAATACTTCGGCGTCGAGCAGAACCACCGCCTTCCCATACCACATAAATTTTGTCGGGATGAAAATTATCAATGAGAAGCTGGACGCCTTTAAGAAATCCCAGAGCGCCCCCTACATGCTGGCCATTTTCACCCACAGCTGGATTGGCCGCAAAATGACGCATAAAAAAATTGAGTGCGTCTATTAAAATGATATTAGATGGCACTTAAACCTCCATATCTGGGTCTAATTCCATCTCCATCGCCAGGGCGCGGACTTCTTCATAAGATTCAATATCAAGATCCGGATTTTCTATTTTTCTTGTCATAGCAGCTTCTAAAAGCGACTCGATATAGTCGGCACATTCAGGCGTATTCCACACATCACGAAAATCTGCTTTATAGAATTTCTTTTCAACTAGCACTTCACCTGTGGTGGTATCTACCACATGCAGCTTTTTCCAAGCACCAGTACCTGAAATTTCAATTTCCTTTCCATCAATCTCTTCAGCGCCGTGTTTTCTTAATAAATCAAAAACTTGCTCGTGCTCATAAATTCCTTTTCCAAAATGAATTTCAAAATTACACATCCGAAAAGGTGCAGAAACTTTATTTTTGATGGTTTTTGCCGAAACGTTAATTCCGATAACTTCCTTGTCTTTATTCTTGATTTGTTGACCTGCGCCAAGTTTAATTCTAACAGATGCGTGAAACGGAATTGCCTTTCCTCCGGGAGTAGTCGTTGGATCTCCAAACATTACTCCAATCTTGGTTCTGGTTTGATTTAAAATTACAAAAAGCGTATTGCTCTCTCCGATCACACCAGTAATTTTTCTCATTCCTTTTGAAATTGCTCTCGCCTGAAGTCCTATAGAATTCTGCTCATAAGTTCCATTGAGTTCAGCTTTTGGAGATGAAGCTGCCACCGAATCCCAAATAATGGTGATGGGAACATCTTTGTCCATTGCTCTAGCTTTCATAATTGTCGACTCAGCAATAGACAACACCTCTTCAGTGCAGTGAGTATCAACATATACAAAACGCTTAGAAATGTTCACTCCTAGCAATTGTAAATTTTCTACGCTAGTAGCATTTTCAGTATCGATATAAACTACGATTCCGCCCATTTCCTGAGTGGTTCGAGCAATTTGAATTGCAATGTGAGATTTTCCAATAGACGGCGGTCCAAAAATTTCAACAATTCGGCCTTCTGGTAAGCCCCCGTTTCGTCGATTAGAAACAATATAATCTAATTGTTTAGAACCCGTACCAATCCAGCGTTTAACATGAGTAGGTGATTCATCAAATTCTAGATTATATGCAACTCTAGAACCATGCTCTTTGTTCAGAGATTTGATTAAATCAACTGTGAAATCATCTCCGCCAGTTTTTTGTTTTGCCATTCAAAACCTCCATGATGAACTATAAACTATTCTTGGAACATGTTCATGGCCAAAGCACAAAAAGGGCGCCGAATGCATTCCTAAGAATAGCGACGGCGCCCTTGGGGAATTACGCCCCTCTCTGCGCAGAGATTCTAAAAATCATCCTCCAAGTCTGCAAATGCATCATCAAGGCTCTGATACTTCTTAGAATAATCTTCCTTTGAGCTGCTGCTTGTAGTAGGAGCTGACGAAGCTTCTGTCGACGGAGTGCTCCGCGGAGTTCCTGTATCTTCTTCATCCTCCTCACCACCAATCCAGGCATTTACAATCTTTCCGAGCTCATCATATGATTTGCATGAATACATATCGTCAAGATTTGGAATACTGTTAATCCATGCAGTGGCTTCCTTCTGGCTCTTATGAAGCGAAGTAGCCTTGCCTCGAGGACGAACATCGGTCTGAGCATACATCCTGCCGGGTGGCTTAGTACACACAACCTTAATATCTCGTCCATCGGTAGGGTCTGTGATATCTCCATAGTCTTCATCAAGCATGATGTTCAAAAGAGATTGATATACCATCTTGCCAAAAGACCAGAGCCGGACGCCCTTGTCTTCCTCTCCGCGAACAATTACCGCAGCATAGGCTCGCATCTTCGGATAGAGCTTCTTAGCCAGCTCATAAGACTCCTTGTTGCCGTCGGAACGCAGTTCGTTAATGAGCTCCTGAATAGGATCAGGTTCTCCAAACTGGTGGGGAGCTAGCAAACCAGGGTTATTCCCAATATTGTAATAGAACCACCGTTCCTTGAACGGCTGTCCATCGTTGTCTGGGAAAGAAATAAGTCGAACGACATGTTCCTCTCCTTCTTGCGGACGCCAGAGTGTGTCTCGGCGACTGTTTCCGCCAGAAAGCTTATTCAGTTTCGCTCGAATCGCATTAAGATCAAGTGCCATTTTTAACCTCCAAATGTTTAAATGTGCAAAATCTAATTTCTTAGTGATATAGCCATTGGCTATAACTTTAATATAACAACTAACAATCAAATGTTCAAAATTTATTTTTTGTTGTTGGTCTGCAACACAATCAAAGAATCGTAAGGAACTTCTTTCATTTCACCCTCCGAAAGAAGAGTAGATTTATCAGGTTTTCCCAGTGTATAAATTGTCTTATAGAGGATACCAGTAGTTTCCACTGGCGCTTCGTCTCGAAAAGTGTCTCTAGTATAAGACAAAACTAAATCGCCTACTTTTGGAACAACAGTGTAATTTTGAGATAGCAGGTCAGGATCCATCACCAGTCTATGGCAGATATTCTTTGGAACTTTGTGGTGAGATGATCGACTATAAGATCGAGTATATTTGTCTTCTACGATCAAATCTTTTTCTCCACAAGCCAGCACGATGCAAATTGAAACTCTGTCGGCCGCTTTGCCGTCTTTGCCAATTTCGCCGCCAAAAACAGCGATTAAATCTCCAGTTTCAAAATAAAAATTTGCCGTCATTGTAAGCATTTGGTTTTATAAGAGTAATCATATAGCTTGTCTACTTGCGTAGCTAATTTATTCTCTTGTTCTAACCAAACACTTTTTTCTTTCTGCCACCTTTGGAAACTCACCCGGCCAGCTTGATAATCTTCTATCGTTAAACGAAAATCTTTTCTAATAATCTCTCGGCTCTCTTGAGTTTTTAGAATTTGCTGCAATACTGGGCTACATCGCTCTTCTAATTGGGCTTGCGTCTCTCCGCAAGAAAGTAAAAATAACAATAACATCAAAACTGAATTCACTTATACCAGTCCTTATCTGGCTCATCTTCTGATTTTTTCTTTTTTCTTTTCTTCTTTGATTTATTAGGATAACTCGGACCAGTGCCCAGAGGAGTAATGACTCCCGCTATATTAGCCACTACATTCTGTTCATCGTGGTGGCTTTCATCATCTTCTCTTTCGTCTTCTTTAGAAAGATCGGGTTCACCAAGGAGGTTGTCTTCTTTATCTTTTTCTTCGCTCAAGACTTGAAGCACAAATTTTCTCAAGAGATATTCAAAATTCATTTTAGATATACCACTATTTTATTTCCACTTCGAGTAACTTCAACGTTTTTCTTCCATTTAATCCCA